TTCTCCAGAAAATCGGCGCGGGGGCGCCAGTAGTAGTACGACGACGATTTGGTTGGTGGTGCTTGCTACCATCTGCGGGGTCGTAAAAATTTGGGGAAGTCTTCGGGGAAATTTCTTCTAAACCGGCGCGGGGGCGCCAGTAGTAGTACGACGACGATTGTTTTTGGTGGCCGCGCCGATTTTAACACGCCGCAACGGGGTTTGTCAAGTCTTTTTTACAGATTGCCAGGAATTAAATGAAAGTTGGTCAGATTTTAGGTCGGGGCGCCGATTTTACCACGTCGCGGCGGGGTTTGTCAAGTCTTAAAAGATAATTGTTGCAAATTACCGCAAATTGAGGATAACCCCGCTACGATTGGGCTGTCGAGAGATAATTTACGAAAAGTTGGGGTAATTTGACAAAAAAGACTTGACTTTTAGACCCCGGGTGGCCCCCCGGAGCTGGGTCTCAGCGGGGTCGCTAATTCCCGCTAACAGGGAGCAAAAACCTTTGTTAAATGGGGTCGCTAATTACGGCTAACAGGGAGCAAAACCTTTGTTAAATGGGGTCGCTAATTCCCGCTAACAGGGAAATAACAGTAGTATACATATATGTTTACTATTTTTTTATTTAGTAAACATATATGTTTACTATTTTTAACCCCAACGAATCGAAAAAACTTCTTGACTTTTGCATTAAAAATCTGTATAATATCTTTATTGAATTGAGAGAAGTTTAAAAAATTAGATTTTGGGTTATTCAGCGGCCGACGGGCATAAAATCTATAAGAGTAGGGTAAAGTATGCTTCCCTTACCTCCAAAATCTAATTTTTTGAGCTTGATTACACAGAGCTATCTGGGAAACTAGCACTAGCGACCTGTTGTAACAACACTCACGCGTTGTCCTCGCGACATTGGGGCAGGTATTCGCTACCATAACGCGGACTTTACCTACAGAAAGTAGTGCTGTAGGAGGCTTGATTCGGCCTAGAGAGTAGAATCAGCCACCCCAGTTTGGTCTGGAGCATATCTGATAAAGTGTGTGGCATAATAACAAGAAAAGTCCTATACCTCTCGACGTTGCTCAGCCTAATAGAGCAGCGTCGAGAGGATTTTTTTCGAAAAATTTTAACACCATATACTCAAATAGTTCTTGACAGATGCCAATTCTTTCTGTATAATATACATCAAGAAATCAAAGTAAAAGGAAAAATTATGGGCACAGTAGTGCAGTTCCAAGACAAAAAGACCAAGACAAAACTCGTCTTAGATTATCTAATTACAGAGCTTAACCTTCTATATCTACAGTTGTACGAAAAAAGTGCAGAGATGGATGAAGTAGAAAGGGAAGCTATACAAATAGAGGACAGGTATCAGCAAATTCTAGAGATTCATGCAGCCGATGTAGGCGTAGAGAACGTAGAAATTGAGTATCTAGAGTACGCGATAGACGAAGGTTTGTCTCACACACAATTTGAATTATTTCCACTAGGAGAAGATATATGAAACAAGTAAATTACACCCCAGAAGCAACAACCGCTATATTGGCTGCCTACGCAGCAAATCCTACGGTCGAAACAGTAGAGAAATTAGCAGCAGAATACAATAAACCAAAAAAATCAATAATAGGTAAACTTTCACGCGAAGGCGTGTACCAGAAGACTGCTTATATTACAAAAACTGGAGATAAACCAGTAACTAAAGTAGAATTAGTAGCTCAGATATCGGATCAGTTAGGAATTGATGAAGGCTTGGAAGGACTAGAGAAAGCTCCAAAAAGCATACTACAAAAACTACTACAAAACGTATAAACTAGAATAAGCCCTCCCTAATAAAGAGGGCTTTTTAGTATCTGGGATTTGCTAGCACAAGCAAAAGAAGTGTGCAAATTGACGGAAAGGAGTACGGGGTTTTACGTGTATCGCGAATTGGGGGCATTTGGTATGTGGTTGAATTTTAAAGGAATTTTGAGTAAAAGATTTGTGGTAGAGGTTATCGGAAGTATTATTTTTATTTGATTATCCGATTATAGTTGGTTTAGTCGTGTTGTACATCAGTTCGGGTGAATTGATGTTGGGGTTATTGCTAGTCGATGGTAGCTTCAGTAATATTATGGGTTTAATCATAGGATTCCCCTGAGGTCATCCTAGATTAAGCGCATAAATACTTCTAACCACCTTCCTAGCACTAGAGTTTTGTAAATCGTGATTGACTTGATTACATATCAATTTAGTATATATTATACCACGATTTTTAGGACATGTAAAGTATTATTTTTCCCTAGGAGTATGAGAAATATATTCTGTCCGAGTCGCAAACCGTAGCGGGGTCTCATAAAATTTTTTTCTTCTTGTGCTTTGCTTCATACTCCTCTTTGGTATTTTTATGGTGGGCCCGGAAGGACTTGAACCTTCGACCTATCCGTTATGAGCGGAGTGCTCTAACCAGCTGAGCTACGGGCCCTTATTCTATAATCCTGGTAGTGTATTACCAGCGCTATCGTCTTAAGTCTAAGAGCTGCTGCTACTTCTTCTTTTAGATTTATTTTCATACTTCCTTTTTAGTTTGATGTACCTCTCCAAAGCAGCTTCGGCAGCAGTAGTTGCAGCAGCAGCCTTAACATCCCAAGCAGCAGCCTCAGCAGCAGTCAAGGCGGCCTCATAACGAGTTCTACAAACATTAGCATAAGCAGCAGCCTCAGCAGCCCTAGCCTTATAAACATCCTCTCTAGTTACCATCTTCATATTCCTCTTTGAGTTTTTGATAGTTGTCATAAGCAGCTTCAGCTTCAGCTTCAGCATAGTGATTATCAATTTTAGCAACAAAGGCAGACCAAGATGCAGCTTCCCGAACATGACCAGCAGCAGCCCATACAGCTCTAGCCTTCTCAACATCTTCTTTAGTTATCATACTCATACTCCTCTTTTAGTTTTTGGTAGTTACTCCAAGCAGCATTATAAGCCTTAGCAACAGCAACATCCTCAGCATCCTCACCATCACCAGCATAAGCGGCAACCCACGCAGCAGCACCCCAAGCAGCATTATAAGCCTTATCAACATCTTCTTTAGTTACCATACTCATACTCCCTTTTTAGTTTAATGTAGTTATCCCAAGCATCAGCAAGAGTAAGATAAGCAGCGGCCTCAACCTTATCAGCAGCAGTAGCAGTCAAGGCGGCCTCATAACGAGTTCTACAAGCATTAGCATAAGCAGCAGCCTCAGCAGCATAATCAGCAACAGCCTCAGCAGCAGCATAATCAGCATCAGCCCAAGCAGCATCAGCTTCAACCCAAGCAGCCTCAGCCTTCTCTACATCTTCTTTAGTTACCATCTTCATATTCCTCTTTGAGTTTTTGGTAGTTAATGTTGGTGTTAGGCGGTTTAAACTATTTTCTCGTAACCTGCATCAAATACCTCAGCAGGGCTAAAGCTTTTATATCCACCAACATAAACTACATAATAGCCACCTGCTTCTGGTTGGTGTTTATCTACGTACTCCTTACTAACCTCAACTGGTGCAAAACCTTCATCCTCAATTAACAATAAAGCCTTGCCTTGATGGTTAATGTCAACACGTTTAATTTTTAGCGCCCAAACTGTTTTGCTACATAAATATTTAGGCATTTGTTGTTGTTCAGTCATCATTTTTTATCTCCGTTTGTTTAAAAATCATCCTCGAATGCTGTAGTACCTGCAACTAAGATAGCCTTCTCTTGCTCGCTGATCTCGGTCATGCGGCCTGTCTCTGCTGAGTAGAGTAGAGTACCCGCTGCGCCTGTGTTGCCTAACCACCTGTTCTTCAGTACCCTGAGCTGCGCTACGTTAGCCGTGGCTTCTGCCTGTTGATCCCTCTCTAAGCCGATGACTGTGTCACTAAGCTGGGCGATAGCTGCACTACCTCGTAGGTGAGATAGGGAAGTTACTGCTCCGTCCTCGTGTCCCTTGTCACCGCTGGGTCTCTTCAGGTGAGTAATGAGTATCATACCGCATCCTAGCTCTTCAGTGAGTGTACGTAGTCGAGTCATCAAGTTATCAATGAGCCGCCTCTCGTCACCATCACCTATCCCTGACACCACGATGGAGATGTGGTCTAGGATGATAAAGCTACAGTCCATACCCTTAGCCATGTACCTGATCTTAGCCAGTAGGTTCTCTACATCTGTTGAACCGAAGTGGTCGTAGATGCGCACCTTACCAGAACCGAGCGTGGCATCGAATGCGTCCTTGAGCATAGCCTGTGGATATTCCTTAGGTTGCCCAGACTCATCCAAAGTATCATGCAGTGGCAGGTTAGCGTGTAACGACATAAGCCCTAGGGCTGTCCGTTTGACACTCTCTTCCAGCGCAAGGATACCTATAGTCTCGCCCTGTTGTACTAGGTGGTGGCTGATCTCACGAGCCAGTTGTGACTTACCCATGCCTGAGCCAGCGCACAGTGTCACGATCTCACCTCTGCGGATTCCTTTGAGCTTCTCGTTTAACCCTGAGTAAGGGTAGGGGACTGAAGCCTCGTCTGGTGCGTTCACTACGTCCCAGAGATCCTCGCCCATCACGATGCCGTCAGGCTTCCATGTCTTAGCTGACCAGAATGCGTCTATGAGTTCAGCCGTTCGGCCAGCCTCTAGCATCTCACCAGCGTCCTTCAGGGGTAGGGTTGCTACCTTGACCTTACCTACTGGTAGGATAGCTGCGATAGCTTCAGTGGCCTCTCGTCCCACTTCATCGTTGTCGAGCATGAGCACGATAGAGTCGAACTTGCTTACCCATTCTAGTTGAGCCTTCACATCAGCCGCACCGCCCTGTGCTCCACCTTTCAGGGAGACTACAGGCCACTTGTGCTGGAAGGCTTGGCTCATAGACAGT